CGGGCACGGTTTGCGCCTCTGCGGTGATCAGCGCGCCATAGCCGGCCACATAGGACACCGACAGCGGCAGCGTTTCCCACCGCATCAGCGCGCCGGTGCAGCTGAGCCGCATCAGTTCGCCCTGTTTGGCATTGAGCAGGTAATCGGTGCCCTGGACCAGCGTCGTGGTCGATCCGTCGGTGTTGGTCTGCACCACAGCGCCGATCGACAGCAACGGGCAGCGGGCCAATGCAATGCGGTTTTCGCCGGCAAAGCGAATCCCCGGGAACGCATCACGATCAAACTGGAACGTATCGGTCACCGCTTCGACCGCGAAAGGGCCAAACGGGCCGCCGCAATAGTTGGCGATGATCTGACTGACGAAATTGATCGTTCGGGTCAGCGCGGTGTCGTTGGTCGTGTCATTCGCGCGGATGTTCAATTCGTTTTTCGCTGTTGCCAGATCGACCAGCGCGTAGCTGGCCGATGAAGCGGTAACAGTGCTGATCCGGCCAGCCGCGATGCCCATGGGTCAGTAGATCGTGCGAGTGACAAGCGTGAGCGTCACGGCGCTGGTCTGATTGACCGGGCCGGCAGCGGTACCACTGCGGATTTTGATCCCGGTAATTCCGCGCCATTTGGTGGGATCAACTTGAACGAATTGTCCAGCACCAGCGACCACCGTCACTTCGTTGCCGGCACCGTCATAGAGTTCATAGAAATTGGTATCGTCGGGCGTCGCTTGAAAAGTCAACGATGCGGCGGTCCATGCGGGGGGCATGACGATCCCGACAAGTGATTTTTCGCCCAACGGCACTTCGGAAGACAGCGACGCGCTGGCCGCGATCGTCGCAGTCTGAAATTCGATATAGGCCATGACTTTTTCCCTGTTTCGTCATCCCGAGATCAAACCCGGGATGACGAATGGTGCCAGGTATCGAGCGCGCGCGATTACGTGCGCGGCGACCACACCTCGACGCTGTCGAGGTTGAGCGTGGCTACGCCAGTGCCGCTGGGCTTGTAGACCGAATTGTACAGCTGCAAGATCGCCGGGGTGCCGGTGGCAGCCCAAGTGATCGGTGCCAACGAAGTGGTATATTCCACCCCATTGACATAGAAGTGCAACACGCCCGATTGATCGATTTCGATGCGGAACTGGTAATACACGCCCGCAGTCAGCGCGATGCCGGTATCGACCGCCTTGGTCGTGGTGCCGTCATAGCTGTACATGAACAGTTCGCCCGAACCGTTGCAGCCGAAGAAAATGTAGGTGCCGATATTCAGCGGGCCACTGGCCCACGCCCCGGCCAGGCCAAACACCGCCTGCACACCGGCGGCGCTGGGCAGCACGGTCAATTGGGTGCGAGCCTGATAGATCAACGTCTTGGTGCTGTCCCAAGTGCGCTGATCGTTCTGGTAAAGCGTGGCTTCCTGCGCTTCGCTGGTGTTGGTCAGCGCCATGGCGATCTGGCCACCCGGGCCATTGGTTACCGCCGCGACCGACGGCGTGCCCGCCGTTTTGACCACTTTCTGAACCCAGGGATAGCCCGCGACCGGGCTGCCGAATTGCGGCAAGCTGGCAGTGTGGCCGGCGCCGACGAAATCGTCGTTGAAATCGATCGGCGCGGAGGTCGCCAAAAATTCCTGCGTGCCATCGTCATATTCGACGGCAAATCCATATTTGTAGATGCACTTGGTGGTCATGACCGAATCTCCTGCGCAATGCGATCACGACGCGCGAAAGGGAAACAACGAAGGCCGGCGCGGCCATAAGGCGGCCACGCCGGGGTAATTCGTCAGTTGCTGTAAGTGGTCGGGGCTGAGGCCCCCTGAATCGCGCCCAGGACGAACAGGGTGGCCTCGGTGATGTTGGCCGCGTTCGAGGCGCTGGTGGTCACACCAATGGTGCGATAGCCATTGACCAAATCGAGCGCCACATCGGGAGTGATTTCGAAAATTACGATTTTGTCAGCGATGGTAGCGTCGGTCTGGAAATTGGCCGCCGACGTTTGCTGAACGAACGCATCGCTGGTCGCGGTGGCATCGTTCAAAAAGATCGGCACGGCATTGATTGCCTTTGCCCCGGTGCCGGACACATCCTTGGCCTGATAGGGGGTCAGGGTGACCTGCGCCGCGTTGCCTTGGTTGATGTGGCAAACGATGTAGGCTTTGTCCGCCGCGTTTTTCAACGTGCGGTACGGACTGGCGCGGCCGGCGGCGTCGGCGGCCGGAGCAAGCAGTGCAACCGGCGGGATCTGGTAAACCATCGAAAAATTGCGTGCCATGATGGGCTCCTTGCGCAGAACGCGCGTGCCGCCCCCCAAAGCGGCAAGGATATGTGCGGGCGCGGTGGGGAACCGCGCCCGTTATCGTTGGGTGGTAGGCCCGATCAGCGCTGCGCGAGCGCCAGGAACGGCGATTTGGTCAGCGTGCCCTTGTACGGCGTGATGGCGGTGGTCCACATCGGCTTGCCATCGACGCGATATGTGACGCGGAACACGTTTTCATCGGTCAGGAATGCCACGTGCATCGAGGTGGCCGCCTGCACGCCGCCTTTGTCGACCTTCGTATACTGGCTGAGGTCAGCCAGCAGGATGTCGCCCGGCGTACCCAGCGCAGCGTTGTATTCGGTGATGACCACCGGACGGCCATAGAGCGTGGCAAACGGCGCGGCCGACAGCCCGCCCGCCGGCACATAGACGGGCATACCGCCGGTGCCGACGATCTGGCCCATCTGGTTCAGCTGCGGTTCG